ATGAAGAGCGACGGCCTGGACATGGACGATATCGACATGCCTGCGTTCAATCCTGGCATGTACGAGGACAGGGACTACTACCGGGGCGATGAGCCGCCCCGGGACAGCCCTCGCTCACTTATCACGGCCGCGCCGTTCCAATGGTGCGACCCGACAACCATTCCGCTCCGCAGATGGATCTATGGGCGGCATTACATCCGCCGCTTCGTCTCCACGACGGTTGCGCCTGGTGGCGTGGGCAAGTCCTCCCTAGGGATTGTCGAGGCCCTGGCTATCACCACAGGCCGTGATCTGCTGGGAGTGCAGCCCGACGAACGCACGAACGTCTGGCTCTGGAACGGAGAGGATCCGCTCGAGGAGCTTCAGCGGCGCATCATGGCGGCAGCGCTGCACTTCGGGATCTCGCCCTACGACGTGAAGAACAGACTGTTCGTCAATTCCGGCCGAGATACTGAGATCGTGATTGCCGAGCAGACCAGCAGCGGGACGGTAGTCTGCGGTCCTGTAGTCGAGGCGGTGACGAGAACAATCAAGGAGAACCGGATCGGTCTTGTGATTATCGATCCTTTTGTCTCATCGCACAGGGTCACGGAAAACGACAACAATGCAATCGATAGGGTGGCTAAGACCTGGGCCAGGATCGCGGATGAGACAGGCTGCGCCGTAGAGCTCGTCCACCATGCCCGCAAGACGAATGGGAACGAGGTCAGCGTCGAAGATGGACGCGGCGCGGTGGCGCTCTTGGCAGCTGCACGATCTGCCAGGGTGCTCAATCCCATGACGGAGGACGAGGCAGCTAAGGCGAACGTAGAGAACCGTCGGCTGCATTTCAGGGTCGATAGCGGCAAGGCGAACCTGGCGCCGATCGATAAGGCGACGTGGCACAAGCTCGCCTCTGTCGCCCTCGGGAATGGTCCTCTTGGTGCGGATGGCGACTACATCGGCGTGGTGACGTCCTGGGCATGGCCGGATGCCTTTGAGGATGTGACGGTGGCGGACCTGCGCAAGGTGCAGCGGATCATTGCCGAAGGGCGCTGGAGGGAAAGCGTTCAGGCTAAGGATTGGGCCGGGAAGGCTGTTGCTCAGGCTCTCAACCTTGATCCGGACAACAAGGCCCATCGTTCCAAGATTGCCACCTTGCTTAAGACTTGGATCAAGAACGGGGCTCTCCGGCTGGTCGATGAGAGAGACGAGCGGCGGGAGATCAGGGCCTATGTCGTGGTCGGTGAGATGGCCAATGACTGAGGCGCCGCACTTCCAAAAGCAAGGTGCGGCAAAGGTGCGGCAGTGGAGCGCCACGGCTGCCGCACCGCACCTCCCTATTAAGGGAGTGCGGGTGCGGCGCGGCACGGCAGAGCGCCTGATGCAAGGTGCGGCAACATCAGTGAGGAGTAAGACCATGAACCCCAACAACACGATTACCATCACAGGCCTGACCCGCATCCCTCGTCCTAAGCCGGGAAAGAACGGCTTCATCATCCTGGCTTACTTCGACTGCATGGCGAACGGATTCGGCCTTCGCGGTTGTGCCTTGGTCCGCACACCAAAGATGGGCTTAGTCGCATGGCCTCCGAAGATTGAGACAGCTGACACCCGCCGATCCCTCACCATCGAGGATGACAGCCTGCGCCATGCCATGATGCAACATGCCCGTGAGGCCTATCGTGCTCTTGGCGGCACGGATGCCGAGTGGGTAGGCAGCACGATCCCGATGGGACTGCGCGAGATCCATGAGCAAGAGCAGGAGAGAAGCAGCGAGGACGTCGGCCTTCAACGCTTCCTCTTGAATGGCGCCCCTTAGATCGTGCTAAGCTTGGCTGTCCTCGCCAAACAAAAGGATACAAACATGGCCGATACGACAAAGATCCAAGGACCAATTGAGATTAAGGACAACTCTGCAGAGCGGGTTGCCTATGAACTGTTCATGTACATCTCGACTGACAGCCCTCAAAAGCAGGAGGAGCAGTTAGAGCTCTATGCAAAGTGTCTGCTGACTGTGAAGCATCCCAACCTCGGTCTTGAGACAATCAAGAAGCGGGTCAAGGGCCTGCAAGGCTGACAGCTTGCGTGGCGGGGGGCAGGGTTCCGACTTTGCCCCCATCGGCCCGGACCGACGCCCCTCCTTTCCTTGGAACACACCGGAAATTGAGCAATTCTAGGGGATCACATAGAACGGTGTCCGTAGTTGTCCCTAGTTTGTGGCCTCAAACCCTTCTGATATAAGGTAATCAGGCACATAATCTCTGTAGTTCCGGAGAGATTATGTTCCAGTGGCGTCGTAAGAAGACTGACGAGCAGGAAGCGAAGAACTGGACGCTTGCCGCTCCAGGCGAAGAACTCCTAGCCCTATTCGGTGCATTGCCTGGGACTGCTTCTGGCGTTGCTGTCTCGGCAGAGAGCGCCCTCCGGGTTCCTGCTGTGGCCTGTGCGGTCCGCGTCATTGCCGAGGCCGTCGCGCAGCTCCCCCTCATCACCTACCAGCGCGGCAAGAACGGCACGAAGGAGCGGGCCACGGACCTTCCGGCCTACGCCCTCCTGCACGACGACGCGAACGAATGGCAGAGCGCCTACGATCTGAAGCTCCAGCTGCAGACGGATGCTCTCCTGCACGGCAATGGCTACGGGTTCGTGAACCGCGTCGGCGGTACCGTCCGGGAGATCATCCGCCTGGCGCCCACGGCGGTCTCCATCAACACTGAGACCGGAGCGCCCCGGTACGTTTTCACCGAGGGCAAGAGCCAGCGGGTGTTCATGCCCGACCAGATCATTCACATTCACGGCCTCTCGACGGATGGCTTCCTCGGCAAGAGCCCTGTGAGGCTGGCAGCCGAGTCCATCGGCATCGCGATCGCGCAGGAGAAGTATGCAGCCCGCCTCCTGGGCAACGGTGGCCGGCCGAGCGGTGTCCTGAAGCTGGCCGGCAAGCTGTCGAAGGAGGCCGTCACCCGCATCCGGGCAGCCTGGAATTCGGCGCACTCCGGGGAGAACTCAGGCGGCACGGCTGTCCTCGAGGAGGACATGACCTTTGAGCCTCTGAGCTTCAACTCGGTCGATATGCAATTCCTGGAGCTGAGCAAGTTCCAGATCGAGCAGATTGCCCGCATCTTCCGCGTGCCTCCGCACCTCCTGATGGAGTTGGGTCGCGCCACCTGGTCGAACTCGGAAGAGATGGGCCGGGTCTTCCTCACCTACACGCTGATGCCCTGGCTGAAGCAGTGGGAGGGCGCCCTTCGCCGGGCCATGTTTACGAAGGAGGAGCGCTCGACCCTCTTCGCTGAGTTCCTCGTGGATGACTTCCAGCGTGCCGATTTGGCCGCCCGCTCTGCCGCGTATTCGCAGCTCATCGCATCGCGGGTACTGAACCCGAACGAGGCCCGTGCCATGGAGAACCGCGCGCCCTACGAAGGCGGCGACGAGTTCATCAACCCGAATGTTCAGGCCGCCTCGGAAACCCCTCCTGAGGAGACCGAAGAATGAAGATCGAAAGCGGCTTTGCGCTTGAACTCGATACCAAGGCTGTCTCGGACGGCGGCGAATTCGAGGGCTATGCCAGCCTTTGGGGCAAGGTCGACCTGGGCCGCGACGTGGTGCGCAAGGGAGCCTTCACGAAGTCCCTCACGGCACGCCCGGCGAACAAGGTGAAGATGCTCCGGCAGCACTTCATGGATGAGCCGATCGGCGTGTGGCTGGCGCTCTCTGAGGACAGCAAGGGCTTGCATGTGAAGGGCCGGCTGATCCGGGACACCGTGAAGGGCGCTGAAACCTACGCCCTCATGAAGGAGGGTGCGCTCGACGGCCTGTCTATTGGCTACCGCACCCTGAAGGACACCATCGATCGCCCGAAGGGCCTTCGGTATCTCGATGAGGTCGACCTTCGCGAAATCTCCATCGTCACTTTTCCAATGCTCCCTGATGCAACCGTTTCGGCGGTCAAGGGCGAGCAGGACACCGAGCGGGCGCGATCCATCGTTGCCGCTCTTAACCGCGCAACTGCTGCGCTCCGCTCACTGTGAGGATCACATGAAGCACTTCTCTACCCGAGCGCTCGAAACCAAGAGCGCAGCCCTCGAACTCAAGGAAGAGGGCAACCAGGACGACGTTCCGGCCGCAATCGCAGCCCTGCAAGCCACCTTCGAAGAGAAGATGAGCGGCTTGCAGAACGAAGTGAAGGCCGCGAAGGATCGCGCCGACGAGCTGGAACTGAAGCTCAATCGCCCGAACGGCGGCTCGACGAAGACGGACGACGATCAGGAGCGCAAGGCTTTCGAGTCCTTCCTCCGTCGTGGCATCGAGCGCATGCCGGCCGATGAGGTGAAAACCCTCACCGTCGCCAACGACCCGTCCGCGGGCTACCTCGCTCCGGAAGCCATCGGCACCGAGCTCTTCAAGAACATGGTCGAGTTCTCGCCGATCCGGAACTACGCCCGCGTGGTGCAGATCACCGGCCCTGAGATCCGCTATCCGCGCCGCGTCTCCGGCACCTCGGCCTTCTGGGTCGACGAGATCGAGGACCGCACGGCCTCTGAACCTGTCTTCGACCAGATGAGCCTCACCCCTTGGGAGCTTGCGACCTTCACGGAAGTGTCGAACCAGCTCCTAGAGGACAATGCCTATAACCTCGAGGAAGAGCTCCGTCTCGATTACGCCGAGTCCTTCGGCAAGAAAGAGGGAGCCGCCTTCGTCGCCGGCACGGGTACCAAGCAGCCGCGCGGCATCCTCCAGGCAACGGGTATCCCCGAGATCCTGACGGGTGCGGCTTCCGCCTTCCCAACTGAGGATCCCGCCGATGTCATCGTGCGGGCCTTCTATGCCTTGCCGTCTGCCTATGCGCAGCGCGGCGCCTGGCTGATGAACCGCAACACCATGGGCATCATGAGCCAGTGGAAGGACGGACAGGGCCGTTACCTGCTGATGAACCCGGTCACGGAAGGCGCTCCGTCGACCCTCCTGGGCCGTCCGATCATCGAGGCGGTGGACATGCCCGACGTGGCAGCCGGCGCCTTCCCGATCGTGTTCGGTGACTGGTCCGGCTACCGCATCGTGGACCGTATCGGCCTCTCCGTCCTGCGCGACCCCTACACCCGCGCCCGCAACGGCATCACGACGTTCCACGCCCGCAAGCGTGTGGGCGGTGACGTCACCCATCCCGATCGCTTCGTGAAGGTGAAGGTGGCGGCCTCCTAAGGCCGCTTCCCTCTCAGGAGGACAGCCCATGCGTGACAATCGCAGCAACATCAAAGTGGTCCCTGTGATCGAGCCGGGTGTCTATTCCGGCAAGGCCAGTGGCCAAGTCGTCGATACGGCAGGTTATGACTCGCTCACCTTCGCCATCTCCATGGCCGAGGGCGGCAGCTCCAGCGGCTTCGATCTCGCCATGGAGCACAGCGACGATGGCAAGGAATGGGAACTCGTCCGCCCAGACAACGTGCTGGGTGAGGCCGGGCTTGATGCCCCATTCGGCTACACCGGAGGCACCACGGGACAGCGCCGCTATGTGCGTCTCTCCCTGGCGCCGAAGGGCAAGAGCACGAAGGGCACGGGCCTTGCTGCGATGGCCATCCTCGGCCATCGGCGCGGGGCCTAGCTCATGGCTTCTCGCGCGCCAAAGATCTGCAGGTGCGGGCGCAAGGTTCCGGCTGGCGCCATGTGTTCTTGCCAGATCCAGTGGAGGCGCGAGAACCAGCGTCGTGTCGATGCCGCGCGGGGTAGTGCCCGGGAACGTGGCTACGACAGCAAGTGGTCGCGGGAGAGCAAGGCCTTCCTCGCAGCCCTCGGCAACCCTGTGTGCGCATGCGGCTGCGGCAAGCCTGCCGACATGGTCGATCACAAGGTAGCCCACAAAGGCGACAAGCGCCTGTTCTGGTCCCGATCCAATTGGCAGCCCATGAACCGCCGCTGCAACAGCCGGAAGGCCGTCCTCTCTGAAGGCGCATTCGGGCGAAGGATTCCGACATGAGGCTGAAGCTCATCACACCTCCAGCCGTGGAGCCTGTCACCGTGTCTGAGGTGAAGGATCATCTGCGCATCACCAACAATCTCGAGGACGATCTCCTCACGAGCCTCATCACGACGGCCCGCCAGAAACTGGACGGCCCGCGGGGCTTGCTAGGACGGTGCCTGATCACTCAGCAGTGGAAGGCCACCCTGGACGGCTTCTCCCGAGAGATCGTGTTCCCCTTCGCTCCCGTGAGCGCCGTGAGCGCCATTACCTACACGGATGCAGCAGGGATCGAGCAGACCCTCGCAGCAGAGGCCTACATGGTAGCGGGCCTGTATGATGACGAACTGGGCTCCATCAGCCCTGTGCGTGGCCGTCCATGGCCCCTGATCTCGTATTCCCCGGGCAGCGTCTCAGTCACCTTCACGGCAGGCTACGGCGACGACCCTGAAGACATTCCGGAGCCCATCCGGACCGCGATCAAGATGCTTGTCGGACACCTCTACGAGAACCGTGAGGCCGTCACGGTCGCATCCGGCTCTATGCAGGAGACGCCGATCGGTTGGCTTGACCTGATTGCCGATTACCGGATCCGGGGGTTCTGATGCGTGCAGGTCTCATGGATCGCAGGATCTCGATCGAGCACTACACGACCGTTCCGGACGATTACGGCAACGACGTGCCGACCTGGGCCGAGATGGTGAACGTCTGGGCTGCCGTGCAGCAGGAAAGCGGCCGCGAATTCATCCAGGCAGCCGCCGTCACACCGGAGCGCCGCGTGGTCTTCCGCATCCGTTGGATGGAGGGGATCACCACGGCTCACCGCGTCAACTACGGCGGCCGGCAGCACAACATTCACGAAGTCCGAGAGTTGGGCCGCCGTGAGGGCATCGAGCTCCATACAATTGCGACGGGTGCCTGATGCGCGGTCGCAAGCCAAACCTGCAGATGATCGAGGGAGGCCTCTCCAAGGTGCCGCGCCCGCCGTCCTGGCTGCCCGACGAGGCCAAGGACGAGTGGAAGCGCATCCTGCCGAGCCTGATCAAGCGCAAGGTTCTCACTGACACCGACATGGGCACGGTTGAGGCCTACTGCCTCGCAGCTGGAACCGTCCGCCGCTCTCAGGCGACCATCGCGAGCGAAGGCGACACCATCAACACGAACACGGGTACAAAGCGCCACCCGGCTTTCCAGACGATGTTTCAAGCACTGACAGAACAACGCCGCCTCGCTGCGGAACTGGGCCTCACGCCTGCCTCGCGCATGAAAGCCGGCAAACCACCCGAGGGAGAAGAGGGCTATGACGACCCTTATTCCGAATTGGGTATTTGACGACAGCCCCATCCCGGACCCGCACGGCCGGGCGGCTCGGATGCTGCAATTCGCGGATATTCTCCGGCATCCAAAGGCTGAAGGAAGCGACAAGCGGCCTCTGAAGTCCAAGTGGCAGCGCCGGATCATCGAGCGGATCTATGGGCCGTCCGACGAGAGCGGCAAGCGCCAGGTGAAGACTGTCTTTGCTCTCCTGCCTCGAGGTGCCCGCAAGACAACCCTGGCGTCAGTCCTTGCTCTTGGCCACACCATCGGGCCCGAACAGCGCCCGGGCGGTCAGGTGGTCTCGGCTGCCAGTGACAGGACACAGGCCCGCCTTGCCTTCGACGAGGCTTCTGACATCATCCGCTCCGATCCGCGGCTTCTGGATGCAACCCGGCTTCGTGACACCAAGAACCGGATCGAGCACAAGAAGAGCCGGAGCAACTACGTCGCCATCTCGGCAGATGGTGATGCCCAGCACGGCAAGACGCCCATCTTCGTCCTCGCGGACGAACTCCACGTGTGGAGAGGCTTCAGCCTCTGGAATGCCCTGAAGACTGGTGCCTCGAAGACACCCGGCTCCCTCACCATCGTGATCACGACGGCAGGCGAGCGCCCGGAGGGTATCTGTTGGGACCTGTTCCAGTATGGCCTCAGATGCCACAACGATCCGACGAAAGACCCCTCGTTCCTGCCGATCCTGTTCCAGGCGGATTCTCGGGCGGATTGGGACGATGAAGAACTCTGGCGCCTGGTGAACCCCGGCCTGGACGAGGGCTTCCCCGATCTTGACGAACTGCGATCTGAGGCGCGTCTTGCCCGGGAACTTCCGAAGCTCCGGGAAGGCTTCAAGCAGACACACCTCAACGTGTGGGCGGATGGCAGCGCGGCCGGATGGGTCGAGATGGCCGTCTATGACGAGGCTTCCAATCCGATCAATGAGGATGTTCTGGAGGGCGAAACC